TAGTATTTAATTTTTCTACGATTGCATCAAGATCTCTTACTTGTGCTTCTGCTGTACCTAAATCATATTCAGGTGCAGGTCTTGTTAATACTTGTACTATCTTTGCCATTATCTACGTCCGTCTGGTTGTATATCTAATCTAAAAGTTCCTAATTTCCAACTTTGAGCAGATGCTGTATTTTCCACCTTCAAAGCGATAGCTCTTGCTCTCGCACGTGTGTCTACTTTTTGTGTTGATGAAGAAACTGTAAATGGTCCTAATGCTGAGCTTGCTTGACTATCGTTAGGAAAATTTCTTAATTGTAAAGTAACTTGTGTATTACCGGTTTGAGATATAAAGTCAGGTATAAATCTTCTTATCTTCATTAAAAATTCACCATCCCCTCTAAATGTTGCAACACCTGTTGATTGCCCTGTTGCAGATGCTCTTTGTTGTGTAATATCAAAATCTCCAGATGCAATGTTTGCCGTAATAGCCGTAACAGCTCCACCTTTAACTTGATCGGTCCCTGTTTCGTGTTGATAGTATGTTGTTCTACCTTCAGTGTTGCCCACAACATCAAAAGATGTATCTGTAGCTGCATCGTATTCTAATGCATGTGGTGATCCAAATACTGCAGAATCTTCCCACATGGTTCTAGCTAATGTGCCATTTGTCCAAACAGGTCTTTGTGGTGATGAATCAAAGTAATTATATGCAACCATTCTATTTACAACTGATGATCCTGTTGTTGGATAGAACCACATTACTTCACCAAACAAATTATTTAGTCCTGCGGATACCATTTGATTACCAGAATCTAAATTTATATTATTGTAAACGTGATCTTCTACCAAACAAGGTAGTGATTCTAACTTACCAGCGTATCTAAAAAAACCATTCTCTGACATCCAGTATGCAGCACCATCAACTTCAACACATGCATTTTGTCCAACAAGTCCACAGTTAGTTCCAACTTGCGCAAACGCAAATGTAAAAGGTTGACCGACAAAACGTTGAGTGAA